ACGTTGTTGTCGACGATCACCGGAGCACCGGACGGCAGGACCCCGCGGAAGCCGGAGCCGTACTTCTCGTTGTAGCTCAGGCCTCCGTTCTGCGCGGGGATGCCCGACTGGCCGAACATCGGCCAGGTCGAGGTGAGCTGGCTCTGCAGCCAGTACCAGCGCCGGGAGTTCATGACCGCGATGAGGTCACCCTGCGACTGGTTGAGCAGCGCCGCCTCGGCCTGCGCCGGCGCCTGGAGGAGCTTGGGGTACAGCTCCGGGGCGGTCGGGCTGGCGTCGGTGTAGGCGATCGACGTGGCCACGTTCGTCAGGCCGTTGGTGGCCTGGTTCAGCAGCTTGTTGTCGAGCGTCGTGGCGTAGGCCGCGAACAGGTCCTCCATCGTGGTGCCCTCGACGCCGACGCCGCGCTCCAGTGCCTGGCGCGAGATCGTCTGCGAGCCCGCGTTGGTCTGGATCGGGATCGACATCAGCGTGTCGTCGATGTCGGTCTCGTTGGCGGTGTCGAACTCCGCGGCCTGGACGTCGGTCGTGGTGCCCGTCGTGACCTTGCCGATGTAGGCGGTCATGCCCTCCTCGGGGAGGTCGTGGTGCCGGCAGGCGTCCGCGAACGGCCGGCCCGGGCGCGCCTTGGGCGCGTACAGGTCGGTCAGGTACTGCGGGACCACGAGGCCGGCGAAGGCGCCCGTGCCGGCGGCGCGGTCGAGCTGGTCGCCACGCTCCGCCCGCTCGGCCTGCATGTGAGCGCCGAGGCGCTCGTTGGCGTCGGCAGCGCCGGCGCCGTACAGGAACTGGTTCGCGACGTCGCGCAGGAACTGCTTGCCGTTGCGATCGCTGTCCTTGGTGTACGGGCGGCGCTCGTTGACCTCGAGGTTGCGCTCGCGCTCCTGGCCGCCGGCGGGTGCACCGCTGGGGTTGACCTGGCGTGCGAGGCGGTCGGCGGCGTCATCGCGACGCTGCTCGTCCTCGTACTCGTCGATCTGGCGCTGCATGACCTCGAGCTCGCCGTCGATGTCCTTGATCGCGGCCTCCGCTGCGCGGACCTTGTCGGCCTCCGCCTCGGTGGGCTGGCGGTTCGACTCGGCAGCACACGCGGTGCGAACCGACTCGATGACGCCTCGGTGGGTGTTGCGATCGGTCAGCTTCGCGGCCATGCCGGCCCGAACCTGCTCGATCAGCTCCTTGATCTTCATGATCAGGGTGTCCTTTCGGTAGGTGTTGCGATGGGTCAGCCCTTGGCGATCAGGCGGTGGTGCCGGGCAGGCCGAAGCGTGCGCGAACTCCTACGTGGAGGCGGTGGGCAAATCCCTCAGCCGGTCGGCTGAGGAAGATCAGAGGGCGACGGGCGCGAGCATCGACGAGCGGTCGATGGAGTCGAGCTGCTCGAAGCTCATCGACGACGTCACCTGGCCGTCGCGACGCTTGCGCTCGGCGTGGAGTGCGTTCTCCAGGTCGCGCAGCTTCGGCTCGGTGAGATCCTCGAGCTTGGGCATCTGCGCGCCACGCAGGCCGGCGCCCTGGGTGAACGGGTTGGCGCCGTAGCCGACGATCGCGACGTCGCCGCGGTGGATGTCGTACTCCTCGATGTGGAACTCCATCCAGTCTGAGGACCACGCACCGGCGACGATCATGAACCGGAACGACATCTCGTCAACGAGCTCGGAGCGCAGTTTGGGCGCGATGTATGCCACGTCGACGTCGGTGGCGTCGAGCTCGGGCGCGTCGACGTACAGGCCCTCGACGTCGTCGATCGTCTGCTCGGTCAGCGTGAGGCTGCCGTTCGTGGTGCGGGCGATGCGGCGCAGTGAATCGTGCGCGAGTACCAGCGGCACGTCGAGGTCGGACCGAGCCAGAGACGTCGCGCCGGCGCCGGAGACCACCTGCTCGGTGTATGGGCCGGCCCAGTCCCACATCTCGTACCCGCGGTTGTAGACCGACGCGAAGCCCGTGAAGTGCAGGTGTCCGCTGTCGCCGCCGGCTTCGCGGATCTCGATGCGCTCGGCGCGGACGAGCGCGGCCGCGCGCGACCCCTGCTCCTCGGAGCAGCGGCGCTCGGACGGCCGGGCAGCGAGTGCCGGGTAGCGGGTCTGGCGCGCCTCGGCGGCGGCCTCGAAGATGCGATCCAACGCGCTCATGTGGTGCTCCCTTGCAGTGCGGGCGTGGCGGCCTTGTTCGGGAACAGCTCCGCGAACTCGGCCTTTTCCTCGGGGGTCAGCGGCGCCATGTTCTCCATGTCGAGCGCCCGAGACGGTGGGTAGATGCGCGAGTCGATCGCGACCTTGTGCGCCTCGTAGCGGGACTTGATGTCCATGCGCAGGAGGGCGGAGGTGTTGAGCTTGATGTACCGCGGCTGCGGCAGCCAGCCACCGGAGATCGCCTCTTCGCGGCGGCTGATCGCGGGGCCGATGTTCATGATCAGCAGCTGGAGGTTGCGCTGAGTGATGTTGGCGTACGTGACGGCACCGGACTGGAGCTCGGCGTCGATCATGTCGCCGGGCACGCCCAGGTAGCGGCAGACGTCCAGGACCGACGCTCGCTGCGTCTCGAGGAACTGGGCCTCGGACGCCTTCGCCGAGAGCATGTCGTAGGTCCAGTCGTTGCCGCTGACCCACACGTCGCCGGTGGACACCGCGGCCTTGAACGATTCCTTGACGCGCGCAGCCTCGGCGCGCTTGAGCGTCTTGGCTGTGTTCTTGAGGTGACCGCCCGGGACTGTCGAGTTGGAGAACCACTCGGCCGCGAACTCCATCGCGGACAGGGCGCTGTTGAGACCCATCGCGGCATAGGCGATCGGCGAGAGACCGATCGGCACGCCAGAGACGGTGAACTGCTTCTCGTGCCAGATCTGCGAGTAGTCGTAGGTCGTCTGCCCGATCTTGACCTTGGTGATCTTCGAGCCCTTGCCGATGAACGTGACCTCGTCCATGTTCGCGAGCTCGACACGTGCGGGCAGGCCGAGCCCGTCGACGGCAGTGATCACGCCGACCGAGTTGCCGACCGAGTCCAGGTCCCACTGGCTCGAGTACATGTGCTGCATCCAGCGGACTTCCTTGCCGCCGGGCGTGATCATCACCGGCGGCTTGGCCTGCTCGACCTGCACGCCGCCGACTCGCCGGAACACGTCGACGGGCATGGTGGAGATCAGGTCAGCGCGCAACCGCAGGCATGCCCACACGGCTGAGTGACGCAGTGCGCGGTCGCGTGAGACGCGACCGCCGCCGCCCTTCATGCGCATGCCGACGCGCTCGGCGAGCAGCTCGGGCACGGTGGCGGCCCGATCGCTGAACGGCCAGGTCATCGACTACCCCACGCGCCGAGCAGGAGGAATCCGCCGACGACGAGCAGCGCGACGCCGGGACCCCACAGCAGCAGTGCGCCGGCGGCGACGCAGCCGACACCGGCGAGACCCTGGAGGCCCGAGCTGGCGGCGAGGATCTGGCGGAGCTTGGTACGCATGGCGTCTCCCGTTCTGGTCACAGGTAGCTCTCCTCCACGTCGTAGTCGTCGCGCTTCTCCCAGCGGAACGCTGCGGCGGAGACAGCCACGAGGGGCGAGATGCTGATCGTTCGGTCACGCCGGTCCCACAGCTCGGTCTCACCGGAGGACGCGTAGCGGGTCTTCGCGTTCTTGACCGCGGCGTCGAGCTCGGGCTGCCCGACGTGGATGTACTTGCCGCGCTTCACGCCGACCTGGAACGCGGCGCATGCCTGGCCGAGCTCCATCGTGCTGATGAGCTCGTACTCGATGCCGGCCTTGACCAGCTCCGGGATGAGCGCGCCGGCCTGCCCGCCCGGGTGTAGCGCGACCTCGACGATGTCGCGCTTCTCGAGCATCTTGAGCAGGTTCGGAATGACCCAGTCGGTGCCCGGTCGCGTCTTCTCGATCAGCAGGATCTTGCCGCCCTTGCCAGGGCCGGCGACACCGATGGTGGACTCGAGCCGGCTGGGCGTCACGTCGATCACGACGAGGCCACGGTCGGGTTGCTTGGCGTTCGGCTTGGCCATCCGCGCCCACTTGCCGATGTTCATGACGCCATCGCTCTTGGTCTCGGGGTCGCCCCACCAGCCGAACCGCTCACGGGCGTAGCCCTCGGGACTGAGGATCTCGCGCTCGAGGTCGAGCACCGACTGCTGGAGACGTCCGCCGAGTGCAGGGTTCGTCGCCCTGGCGAGTGCCAGGTCGTTGATGTCCGGCATCGGGCCGTCAGCGACACCGAAGTCTGTCCAGGACAGGCGCTTGTTGGAACCGACCGAGTTGCGTACACGCGTGAACACCTCCGCCGTCTGCCCCTTGTCGGGGTTCGGTGGCGTGCCGGTGAAGATCACCTGCGGGTTGCCGAGCGGCGCGGAGGAGATCGTGGCGAGCAGTGCTTCGATCTCGTCGTTGGTCAGGTCCTGCGCCTCGTCGAGCACGAGCACGTCGACGGTGAAGCCGCGGCCCGAGCCGCTCGAGCGGGCGACGATCTCGACCGATCCGCCCTCGCGGATGAAGTTGCCGTCCTCGTCGACGATGTCGTGCAGGAAGATGGCCTCTTGGCCGTTGGTGTTGCGGACCTCTTTGACCAGAGCGTTGAGCTCGGGGAAGCGGGCGCCGGGGTCGTTGGCCTTCTCGCCAAAGAAGAACTTGAGGCGCTTGAACGCCTTGCGGGCCGTCTTGACCTCGTGGGCGGTGTGGAGGAACTTCTCGCCCTTGGCGATCATCCCGTACAGCTCGCGGACCTCGATGACGCCGTTCTTGCCGTTCTGACGTCCGACCGTCAGGCCGCAGGTGGTGCAGACGTACTTGCCACGACTGTCGATCGCGAGCCAGTCGTCGAGGACGTCGCCCTGCCAGGGGTCCGGCGTGAGGCCGTAGCTGCTGGCGAACGCTGCGGCGAGGTCGCCGTCAGTGAACTTGTAGCTAGGCGCGTGCCTGACGCGTGGCTTCGCGCTCAGCAAGCTTGCGAGTGAACTCATCGAGCGGAGTACCTCCCGATGCGGGCGGCGCCTGGCTGGCCTTCTCGACGCCGAGTGCGACGAGGATCTGGCGGAGTGCGCTGGCCTGCTGACGGGCCTCGGCAAGGACGTTGTCGAACGAGACCTTGACGGTGCAGTGGCGATCGCCATCGGAGTCGAACGAGTCGTGGAGTCGGAACTGCATGAGCCGCAGCACGCCCTTGCCGGCGATGATCTTGTCGAGCTCGTCGAGCCGGTCGGCGATCCGGCCGGCTTCCTCGGCCATGACCTTGACGGCGTCGGGCGACGTGGCTGTGACCAGCGCCGCGTACAGCCGATCGCCGCGGGGGATCGCAGCCGTCTCGGAGGTCCTGCGCGACTCTTCGATCGCGGCAAGGATCGCGGCTTTGGTCGAGTCGCTCGACAGGTCGAGATTCAGGTCGTATGCGG